ATTCTAGATGGTCTTTCAGCTAAGACTATTATTGAGAATAAGAATATCTTACCTAAACACTTTTTGGATCGTATCGTGTAAGTATATTTCGTGCAGAAGTATACATATCATTGGGAAGTAAAGGATTTACTAACGCAATTTCTCCAAGCGTTTGATGGAGCGATAGTAAAACGTTATGACCAATATAGAACCCCGGGTAATAACGTAGCTGTACGTTACGTTTATGCACCTAAAGAAAGAGTGTTGCATGATTTAATTAATAAATCACAACACATCACCTTACCTGCAATTGCTTTTTGGATAGAAAGTATTAGTAGAGACCAATCTCGAGTCTTTAATAAGCTTACTGGTCAGTATTGGGTAGATAATACTACATCAGTTTACAACCAGTCTTCTGCTAACCAAAATTTACAACCAGTACCGGTTAATATAACGGTTAGTGTTTCTATTTTGACTAAATTTCAATCTGATATGGATCAGATTCTTAGTAATTTCGTTCCATATAGTGACCCGTATTTTATTATTTCTTGGACAAGAGATGGAATGCCCGGTTTAGAAATTCGTTCTGAAGTACTTTGGAACGGTAACTTGTCAATGAAATATCCGGTAGAGCAAACACCTAATAACCCTACCCGTGTAACCTGCGACACCCAATTCACTATTAAGGGGTGGTTGTTTAAATATGATGCTAACCCTGTAGGAAGAATATTTAAAATTGATAGTAATTTTTATGCTGTTTCAGGAATACCTACTGAACAAAATATAGCTTATTTAACTGACCCTACTACCACAGAGTCGTTTGTAATTTCGGCGATACCGCAAATACCTTATTCAAGTCGATTTGAAACACCTAAATCTCTTTCAGGCACTGTAGAGCTTTATGGAAACATGTTAGATTATACTACCGCAGTTTATTTAAGCGGTAATAATAACATGTTCGGGCCGGTTAGTTCCACACAAACTATTAACCCGTTTTTATCCTCTACAAGCCTTTCCGCTAGTTACCCTGCTTTAACAGGGGTAATACCCGCAATCGGTTATAATATACAAAGCAATAACAAAATGTTTGTTTATTATCAAGCTCCTTCAGCAGTAGGCTTTTTTGATATTATAGTATTAAATGACGCAGGTTACACAAAACTTTCCTATAGTGCATATAACACTAATCTTTCAACCCAATACCCGTTTATTTCAGGAATACAAGTAGTATAATATGTCACTAGTAACAAACGGACTTATTAATCAGTTAGACGCACAATACATTCAAGATGTAGGTGGGTTTGTAGACGGTCAAAATATTATAGGGGCATTTTTACCTGATCCGGTTGATCCAACCGGTTGGTATGGTTCTAACGGTTACGGTTGTGTATTTACATTATCAGCTAATAATTTTAGACCTGCTTTACGTTTTAGTACGGGGGTAATATCTCCGATGAACATTAACAAATATCTCACTTATACTGAGATAACAGTTTTAGCATGTGCTAAAAGAACTGGACCTTCATGGGGTAATACATGGATGGGATTATATAGCACGTGGTATAACTACAATAAGGCTGGAGCATCTATTTTTGCAATTACTGATAATGCTAATACTGGTAATTTTGATAAGTGGGGTACCTATAATGGTATAGTAACTACTCAATCTACAAGCGCAATGAATTTAAACCAACCGTTGGTTATAGGCGCTACTTTTACATCTTCTAGTTCCGGCACATTTTATACTAATAATGTCGAAACAGGTACATTTGTTTCAAGCCAAGATCAAGGGTATTTTGGGGTAGGAGGGTTACTACCCGCTAAAGGCTCATTTGTGGGGGATGTATATGAAGTATTAGTATATAATAGAAAATTAACTCCGGTAGAGATCCAACAAAGCGGGGATTATCTTATTCAAAAATGGTTTAATCCGTCTAATCCTTAAAAACATAGTTTATAATAACGTTTTCAACCGTAAATATATCTAAATGGCTGACACTCCACAACCTAATTTCTTTACTAAAGCTTTTAATAACTTTGTAACAAAGCTTCCGTATAGCGGTGCAGCTCAAATTATTAATGATATTCCATCATTAAATCCTAAGTTTGAGGATTTTTATCGTATTGGTAGTTCTGCAAAAGAAAAGATCTATAGACAAGCAGTATCTACCGGTCAAAACGATCCAATTGCAACACCTTCGTTAGATGGTGTTATGATAAACAAAGCGTACCATGACTATCTTTACGCTTTAGTTGATACTGACAAGCCAAAGCGTTTAGCGGATTATCGCATTATGGCTTCTTATGCTGAAATAAGCCATGCGCTAGACGAAATTTGTGATGAAATTTTAGTTAAAGACGATAAAGGTAAATACGTTACTCTTACTATTTCAGAAGGTAAAGATGATGTTATTAAGAGTGAAATTCAAAAGAACTTTCAACATCTTGTAGAACTATTTAATTTAGATAATAAAGGATTCGAATATTTTAGAGCTATTTTAATTGATGCGGAAATTTATTTTGAAAACGTAATTCACGAAGATCATAAAGATAAAGGTATTATTGGTATAGTACAAATACCTACTGAACATATTAATCCAATTTACGATAATGTTCAGAACATGCTCATTAAAGGTTTCATGCTTCGCAAACCGGTTATTGATCGTTCATCTAATAACCGTTATACCGCAAAGCAAGAGCTTATACCTTTAGATCGTCATCAAGTTTCTTATTTTCATTCTCATGTATGGAACGAACATAAAACTATTCGCTTACCATACCTTGAAGTAGCACGAAGAGCATACAAACAACTCTCTCTTATTGAAGATAGTATCGTAGTATATCGTTTAGTGCGTGCACCTGAACGTCTTGTATTTAAAGTTGACGTTGGTAATTTACCTGCCCCAAAAGCTGAAGCGTATATTAAACGCTTAATGCAAAATTATTGGTCTCGTAGAACATACGATAGTTCTCAAGGTAAGACTGTTAACGTTTACGACCCACAATCCATGTTAGATAGTTACTGGTTTGCTAAGCGTCCAGACGGTTCAGGCACTGATGTAACTAACTTACAAGGCGGACAAAACTTAGGCACACTCGATGACCTTAACTACTTTGTAAAGAAACTTTATAAAGCATTACGTGTTCCTACTAGCCGTTTAGACCCGGAGGCAAAGTTTGCTGATGGTGTAGAAATTTTAAGAGAAGAGCTCAAGTTTGCTCGTCTCATTATGCGTTTCCAACGTCAATTTGCTTCTTCAGTAAAGGAAACGTTTATAACTCACTTAAAGCTTCGTGGTCTTTGGGAACAATACAAACTTAAAGATTCAGATATTCATGTAGCATTTAATCCGCCTACGTATTTCCATGCTGCTAGAGAAGCTCAAATTCACGATCTTAAAGTAAAGGCGATGTCTGATTTAATTCAAACTGAAGCGGTATCTAAGACCTATGCGCTTAAGAAGTATATGGGTTGGACTGATGAAGAAATTAAGGTTAACCGCGAATGGATGAAGAAAGATGCTGGGTTTGTGTTTGAGATTCAGCAAATTACTAATATGGGCCCAAATTGGCGTCAGGCAGCAGCTCAAGGAGCCCCTGCAGGTGGGGAAGCTCCTGGTGGTGGAGGAGGAGCTGCAGTAGGTATGCCTCCAGCATTTGGCGCAGGGCCTACAGGTGGTGGCGGAGAAGCAGAAGCAGTACCAGCAGGTGGAGAAGCTCCAGCTGGTGGTGAAGCTCCTGCTGCAGGTGGTGCCGCACCACAACAAGTAGGTGCTACAGCTAGCGCCTTACCGGGCACTACTTAACCCATAAAGAACATTGGAGGTTCTTGATCTTCTTGACGAGTAGTAAGCAATTGCTCTTCTAAAGCTCTCTTTTCTTCTACCCCTTGGGACATTAAGGTATCATACTGTAAGGTACCCGAACCGAATAGCTGAGTATTCTGGAACTTACCACGAGTATTAGCAATATTGATCTTTATAAGAGCTTTTGCGTATTCCATTACCCAGCGCTCTTTAACTAGATCTTTAATTGGTCGTTCTAAACGACAGTTAATAACTGCATAATAACGAGAAGAACCTTGTGTATTAATTAATCCTGGATCTGGAGTAATACGTAATACTTGTGTTCTTGGATCAAAACGGAAATATGGCTGCATAGCAAAGACTTTTTCGCGAGTCTTTAACCAGTCTTTTAATATGTGCCAAGATATAACGTCAAATGCTTTACTACCTAAGCTGTAAGCAAAGTGCATTTGTTGAGCTAATGATTGTTCAATAGTAAAGAGAGTATTAACCCCGTCATTAGAACCTACTGCAAAAGATGTACAATCAATAACCTTTCTCCATGATTCAAAATCAGCATCCCAGCCAGACTGGAATGTAGAAGTTATAGAGGATAGTTCCGGGTTTAAAGTGTTATTGATAAGAGTATCAATCTTGATACCTTTACCTGCTGTATAAAGGCTACTATCAAATACTAATAGTTCTTCAGTACCAGGAGTAAACTTAGTATACATTTCTATTGCATAAGCAATAGAGTCATACGCGGCACTACACGCAATTTCTAAATTAATAACAGGTGCGCCGAGCTGAAAGAAAATACGTTCAGCTAACAAGTCATAACTTGTTATTCTATTATTAAGATTAGTAGAAAGAAATGCAGAAGGACCGATCGTATTTGTAGCCATAGCTACAATTACTTACTCCATCCGTAATTCTTTTAAAACATTAATATAAACCTCTTCTGCAGTAACAAATGCGTCTTTATTATATTCGCATTGTTCCCAAAGCCAAAATTGCTTCTCTCTAAGATACTTTTTATCTTTTAATATGTTATTATTAAGAGGATATCCGAAGTGCTTTGGGTCGGATTGAGAGAATATAACAATACCACGCTTCTTTGTATAGTATTGATTTAAATGCTGTAGAAAACTATCAACTGATATCCATACATCGCATTCTTTAATAAGATTTGCTATTTCTTTTAACTTTAAATTTTGCTTAAACACTGTTTTACCTTCTATAGGAGTATCTTTAGCAGCTCCTATCTGTATAACTTCAAATCCACCATCTCTTAGTAGCTTTACGAGTTCAGGCCAGTAAGGAAAGTTTTTAGGGTTGTCTTTTCCGTTACGAAGATTTTGTGCAAAAGGACTGATTAAGATCTTCATGTGGTATAAAATGTTTTATATGCTTTAGCTAAAGACTCTTTCCAATTCATTCTATCCATCCAACCGTAAATGTTACAGTCTTCTACTTTAATTAAAGCTGCTACTTCAGCTAAACTTACTATTTCTATACCCTCTTCTCCTTCGAATACTTCAGGGTAGCAAGCACCAATTACTATACGCTTACCTTTATGCTTCTTTTTAATTTCAGGTAAAGCCATTCTAAACGCAAAATGATCTCCAATACCAGCATCAAGAGGTATTGGCATTACTTGCGTGCATTTAATTTTCCATTTATTATCAATGTAATCTTTAAAGATCTGCTCATCGTGGTGAAACATTTCTACTTGATTAGTACTACGAATACCTCCTGCTCCAAACCGCATATGCCAGGTCTTAATACCAGTCAAAACTGTCAAGCGCCAACCAGCGCGTTTCATTTCGTAGGTAAAAATAGTTTCCTCTCTATGACCTACTTTAGAAAGTCTTAAGTCGTAACCGTGTTTAGCCGCTGCTTTACGAAACATAAACGTACTACCTTGTAAATGGTCCACATCTACAAATGAATACATACCGGTATCTATCCATTGTATATTAAGACCCAAAAATATATCTTTAATATCGTTAGAAGCTAGTTTACTATTAATCTTATTTTTAGGATCTAAGATCAACGGACCAACAGCCCCTACATCTGTATGTTGTTCTACGTAGGTAAACATTTGTTCTAATGTATCTGGCGGCATTATATTATCGTCGTCTAGTCTCCAGATCCATTCTGATGTAACATCTGTTAACGCTTGTTGATGGTTATGTATTTGGCCTTTACGAGCACCAGGCTTAACTTCCCAGTTAATGCCAACTCGGTTCATAAGAGTAAAAAGGTTCTTATAAATTTCATTCTCTCTTAAGTCCTCAAACGTATCATTATCATCATAGATAATAAAACGATAAGGCTTTAAAGTCTGAT